GGTATCGCAGGCCAAAAAAAAGGGGGGAACCTTTCGGCTCCCCCGTGGTAGTTATATCTTAACCTGCAGTGTTTCCATTGCTGCCAGAATGGCACGATGCGTTGGCGTGTAGTCAGCACCCAGCTCACCTTGATTTTTCTCAGCCCAGCTCTTCAGGTTCTTGAATTGCTGATCCCGGGTTTCAATCGCAGTCTTGTCCACCTTGGGTGCTTTGGTCTCGGCCGTACCACCCATTGCAACGGTCTCGATACTTGCCAACTTGCCGCCCGTCTCTGCGAATAACGCCGGGTCTTGACGTTGCATAAGTTGGTCTTTCAACCCAGCCACCTCAGAGCCTATGGCTTGGCTATCGTGCGCCCTACCTTTCTTTTTAAGCACTGCACCAAAACAGGCTTTCAACTCGGCATAACTTTCCTTGCTGGCAGTAGACTTACCCGATGCTACGTTACCCACAGTAGGGGATACTGCATCGGTCCAGCGCATGTGCTGCTTGATGATATCCATCTGAATGGCAAATGCTTTGGCTGACTTGTCTTCAGAGCCTAGCTTGTCTGTCCATGCTTTGGTGATAGCAGCCATCGCGGTGGTATTGTTCAATACGTTTGACATGTTATGTCCTCTCAAAATCGTAGGTCTTATTGGCTCATTGCCCGCCTCCGATAGAACCCTTATGCCATGGCATAACGTGTTATACCATAGATAAATCCCCACTAAACGACATCACATGGCATTGGATGGTATTGGATACCATTTAGGGACTTCCCTAAATGGAGCAGGGTTAGAGGGTACCGGGGGGTGACCCCCCGCGTGTGGCATGAGGGACTCCGCCGCGCCTTGTAATACTAATCCACACGAACCAATCGGTATTTTTTGAAAACCCCCCACCCCTTTTTTGAAACCCTTGCTAAAAAATTTTTTGTACCCTATTATTGCGTTACCGGTTAACAACCTGCGATGTGTTATGACAATGAATCTTACCCCAGAGATGGGTATCCCTATAACTGACGAGGTTACGCAAGTACCCTTACCGGAGCGTGTTGCAGCGCTGGATAAAACCGTGACCGAACTAGAAAAACATGGGCTGGACGTTGCCCCAGACGAGTCTGATAAGGAAGTTGCCTCTATTTTGGCTACTTCGTATGCCAGTGCACCTGATAAAACGTCCCAAAAAGTTACCAACAAGCGTGCAGCTAAGATAACACCTGCCTCTATACGTATGACAAACAACATATTGGAGGAATTTAACCATTCTGTGGTGGAATCTTCCAAACAACTGCGAAACCTAGTCACCAACAAGCTCATTCTGGAGTCTGAGAACCCTGATCCTCGCGTGCGAATGCGTGCGATAGAGCTGCTGGGTAAGATATCAGACGTAGGGCTGTTTACTGATAAGTCTGAGGTAACAATCACCCACCAAACCACAGATGACCTCAAAGAAAAGCTCCGTATCAAGCTCGCAAAGCTGGTAAACCCGCCCCCACCCATAGAAGATGCAATCTTAGTCCCTAACGAGGACATGGATGTGGACGAAGAGTTTGGTTTTGATGATGACTGAGGCACTCGACTTCACAGAAGCCGATATTGAGGTTATGCTTGCCAATCTGGACGCGTTCAGCACCGAAGAAGCAGTAGAAATTGACCGTATGGTCGACGAGCTACAGACGAGAAACACCAATACGCGTGCGCATGACGACTTGATTGAGTTCTGCAAGTTGATGATGCCGGACTTCATTGTGGGAAGGCATCATAAAATCCTTGCGGGTATGCTTATGGACATTGAGCGTGGGGAGAAAGACCGTATCTGTGTTAATATCCCACCACGGCACGGTAAGTCACAGCTTGTGTCTATCTTCTTTCCAGCATGGTTCTTGGGGCGTAACCCCGGCAAGAAGGTTATGATGGTCTCGCACACCACTGATCTCGCTGTAGATTTTGGCCGTAAAGTACGTAACTTGATAGCTACAGACACGTATAGCTCTATCTTTCCTACTGTTAAGCTAGCGCAGGATAGTAAGTCAGCGGGTCGGTGGAATACAAACGTAGGAGGAGAATACTATGCGTGCGGTATTGGTTCCGCCCTTGCTGGTCGTGGCGCTGACTTGCTACTTATTGACGATCCTCACTCTGAACAAGATGTCATCAACGGCAACTTTGGAGTCTTTGAGAAGGCTTATGAGTGGTTCACCTTTGGTGCTCGTACCCGTCTGATGCCGGGAGGCCGCGTTGCGATCATACAAACAAGGTGGCATTTAGACGATCTGACAGGGCGTGTAACGCGTGACATGTCAAAGAACGAGCGAGCTGACCAGTACGATGTGGTAGAGTTCCCAGCAATTTTAGACGTCAAAGACAAGAAGACCAAGAAGATGGTGCAAAAGCCTCTGTGGCCTGAGTTCTTTGATCTGGAAGCGCTCCTCAGAACCAAAGCGTCTATGCCCGTGTTTCAATGGAACTCGCAGTATCAACAACAGCCCACTACAGAAGAAGCCGCGATGGTCAAGCGGGAGTGGTGGAACGAGTGGACACAAGACGCGCCCCCTTCTTGCGAGTATATTATCATGTCGCTTGACGCCGCAGCCGAGAAGCACAACCGTGCAGACTTTACAGCCCTTACCACATGGGGGGTATTCCTTAACGACGAGACCAACGCGTACAATATTATATTGTTAAATAGCATAAAAGAGCGTATGGAGTTCCCAGAACTAAAGCAGCTTGCGATGGAAGAGTACCGCGATTGGGAACCAGACTCGTTCATTGTGGAGAAGAAAAGCTCTGGTGTGGCCCTGTATCAAGAGATGCGACGTATGGGTCTACCGGTGTCTGAGTACACACCACACAGGGGGTCAGGGGATAAGTTAGCAAGACTTAACTCCGTTGCAGATATCGTGGCGTCAGGGATATGCTGGGTGCCACAGACAAGATGGGCCGAAGAAGTTGTCGAAGAGATTGCAGGATTTCCATTTATGAGTAATGATGACCTTGTAGACTCCACGGTGATGGCCCTTATGCGCTTTCGGCAGGGAGGGTTTATACGGTTGCCTACCGATGAGCCTGAAGAAGAACGGTTCTTCAAACAACGCCGAGGCGGATATTATTAGGGGATTTAGCTATGGCTATTGAAAAAGGACTATATGCAGCGCCACTGGGCCTAGGGGATGACCTCGACGGCGGCTTGGAGGGTGTGGACGAGATGGACGTCTCTGAGTTAGAGATCGAAATACTCGACCCAGAGTCTGTTACACTGGACGACGGAAGCATGGAGATCACCATTATCCCCGGTGATGAGATGGACTTCACTGAATTTGGTATGAACTTAGCCGAAGTGCTGGATGAATCGCACCTTACAGAGCTGTCTAACGACCTTGTGGGGTATATCCAGACCGATATTGACGGGCGTAAGGACTGGGCGGATACATTCGTCAAAGGTTTGGACGTCATTGGCTTCAAATACGAAGAGCGTATGGACCCATGGGAAGGCGCGTGTGGCGTTAACTCTGCAATTCTAGCGGAAGCAGCTATCCGGTTCCAAGCGGAGACTATGAGTGAGACGTTCCCGGCAGCGGGACCAGTAAAAACCAAGATTTTGGGGGAAGAAACCAAAGAAAAAGAGGAAGCAGCGGCCCGTGTTAAGGCTGATATGAATTATGAACTCACTGAGAACATGATTGAGTATCGCCCAGAGCACGAACGGATGCTATACAGCCTTGGATTGGCTGGTTCGGCGTTCAAAAAGGTGTATTTTGACCCTAATTTAGGCCGTCAAGTAGCCATTTATATCTCCGCAGAAGACGTAATTGTGCCCTACGGGGCGTCTAATATCGAGTCCGCAGAGCGTGTAACGCACGTAATGCGTAAGACAAAGAATGAATTAAAGAAGCTACAAGCCGCCGGATTCTACCGTGATGTAGACCTTGGGGAACCAGAACCGTATCACACTGATATTGAAGAGAAAAAAGCCGAAGAAGGTGGCTATTCTCTGACGGACGATGATCGGTACGCGATTTATGAAGTTCACGCTGACCTTCTTATTGAAGGCGTTGATGACGACGATGAGATTGCTCGCCCATACGTTGTCACCATTGAGCGTGGAAGCGGCGAAGTGTTGGCAATCCGTAGAAACTACGAAGAGGGCGACCCACTCACCCTCAAGCGTCAGCACTTCGTCCACTATGTTTATGTGCCCGGGTTTGGCTTTTATGGTCTTGGATTGATCCACATTATCGGTGGATACGCTCGTGCCGGTACTTCCTTGATACGTCAGCTTGTTGATGCTGGTACGCTCTCCAACCTCCCGGGAGGGCTAAAGTCCCGTGGACTACGTATCAAGGGGGACGACTCACCGATCAGCCCGGGTGAGTTTAAGGACGTAGATGTGCCGTCAGGGTCTATCCGTGACAACATCATGCCTCTTCCTTACAAAGAGCCTTCACAGACGCTTCTCGCCCTTTTGAACCAGATTACGACTGAAGGTCGCAGATTGGGTGCGATTAGTGACATGGACATATCGGATATGTCGGCCAACGCTCCTGTGGGCACAACACTGGCGCTCCTAGAGCGCACGTTGAAACCTATGGCTGCGGTGCAAGCACGCGTACACTACGCGATGAAGAATGAGTTTAAGCTACTCAAGGCCATTATGGCTGAGTACGCCCCTGCAGAGTACGCCTACGTGCCTGCTAGAGGTGAGGTGAGTGCCAAGCGGTCTGACTATCTGATGGTGGACGTGATCCCTGTCAGTGACCCTAACAACTCCACTATGGCGCAGCGAGTTGTGCAGTATCAGACCGTGCTACAGATGTCAGCGCAGGCTCCACAGATATATGACCTGCCGCAGTTACACCGCCAGATGATAGAAGTATTGGGCGTGAAGAACGCCGACAAACTTGTCCCAACTAAGGACGACGCGAAACCAACAGACCCGATCAGCGAGAACATGGATGCCCTTATTGGCAAGCCTATGCAAGCGTTTATCTATCAAGACCACGATGCGCACATCACTACGCATACGTCGTTCTTGCAAGACCCTATGGTCGCGCAGATGATCGGGCAAAACCCACAGGCCAAACAGATCATGGCCTCGCTACAGGCGCACATCGCCGAACACCTTGGGTTCTCTTATCGTCAGAAGATAGAAGAGAAGCTAGGCGCACCACTACCCGCTCCGA